AGAACACTTGCCGGTAGCTGAGATTTCCTCGGCATCTGATTATATGTCCTTGATTGAGTCCTACCATGATAGTGGTTACCCCATTGGAGCCCTAGTAGATATGCCTGAGACCGATGAGCACCTATCTTGGAATAGAGGCGAGTTGGTTGTAGTGACAGGTATTCCCGGTAGTGGTAAGAGTACTTGGCTAGACTTTATGTTCATCCGCCTAGCCCACCTCAAGGGTTGGAAGTTTGGCTTATTTAGTCCCGAAAACATCGCCCCACTTAAGATTACACGTATGAGTGAGCAATTGATGGGGAAGGGGATGAAACAAATGAATAAAACAGAACTTCAAACCGCTATCTCCATCATTGATAAGAACTTCTGGTTCTACAATGTAGAGGTAATGGAAGATTACTCCCTAAGTGCCCTACTAAAAATTGCTGCGACTATGGTCAAAAGAAATGGAATAGACTGCTTATGCCTAGACCCATTCAACTATATCGAGCCCGAATCTGGAGACGAGAGCAGTCACGAAAAGATTGGTAACTTATTACGTAAATTGAAGCAGTTTGCCATTAAGTATAATGTTTGTGTGACTCTAGTAGCACACCCAAGAAAGATGGATAAGACATCAGCTGGGTATAATGTACCCCGTTTGTATGATATCTCTGGCTCACACCACTTCTTTAACGTTCCCGATGTAGGTATTGCTGTACATAGAACATTCCAAAATGGTCAGAAGGATCCAGTAGAAGTACACGTGCAGAAAATTAAGTACCACTTCCGAGGTAAGTTAGGTCGTGTCGATTATGAGTTCGACAGAGAATCAGGTCAGTATAGCGAGGATGGAAAGTTCAAGAGTTTATTAAACATAAAATATGAAAACGAAACGAATACATCTGATTTGTTCAGCACATCACAAGCGTGGGGAGAAGGTAAGGGAATTCAACCTGAGTCCTTTTCTCTATAATAAAACCCAAAAGAAAACAGTACGCTATCGTGACTATGAAGTTAATTTAATCAGCAAAGGTTGGATTGATGTCGATGGAGTATTTTATTTAGAATTAAATACTAGCGAAGGTATTTTATATATAACCGATTACACTTATAGTTTATTATGATAAAGATATACGATATAGAAACATTTAGTAACTGTTTTACTTACACAGATTACGACCCTAAGACAAAAGAAATTAACACTTTTGTTATATCAGCATTTAGAGATGAGCAGGTAGAATTTCGCCAGTACCTAGACAGCATCAAGAAGGCTGGTATGGTAGGCTTTAACAATATTTTCTTTGACTGGCCCGTAATAAATCATATATGGAATATGTCACGAGTGACAGGAGAACAGATATATGCCTTTGCTCAGTCTGTCATTGAGGATTCTGAGCGTAAAAGTGTGCCTCAAACGATCCACCAGCTTGACCTGTTCTTACTAAACCACTACGATAACAAGGCACGCTCAACTTCTTTGAAAGCACTAGAGGTGGCACTGGGGTGGAATGATGTACAAGATATGCCATACCACCACACAGAAAAATTAGATAAAAATAAATTGGAGTTTGTTTTAGACTATAATAAAAACGATGTACTTTTTACAGCCAAATTTTATGAGATGTGTGCTGAAAAAATTGCATTAAGAAAACAGATTAATAAGAAATACAAATTGCACGTACTGAATAAAAGTGATGTCGTAATTGGTGAGACTATTTTCCTTAAATATTTATCACAAGAGATGGATATGAGCATAGGAGATTTAAAGCAGATACGTGGCAAGAAAACGGATGTGGTCATTAATGATATCATTTTTGATTACGTTCAGTTTGATACCCAAGAGTTAAACGATTTACTTAGTTTGATGAGGGATACCAAGTCAAGTTCACAGTTCCTAAAGAATTTTATTGAATCAATTGATACAAAGAAAAATACCAATGAGTTATATGACAAATTTAAAAAGAATAATATTGATGTTAAGAAGACTGCCCAGCAGAAGAAGTCTTTCTCCTTTTCGGTATACTACGGTGGAGTTTGCTTGGATTACGGGGTTGGTGGCATTCACGGTTGCGTTATTCCTGGGGTCTATAGTGCTACTAATACACATGAAATTTTAGATATTGATGTAAAGTCCTACTACCCTAACCTATTCATTCAGAATCGTTTACACCCAAAGCAAATGGATCAAGATACCTTTGTCCAAGTGTACTCTGATATCTTTCAGCAGAGGGTTCAAGCACAGAAGGAGGGCGATAAGTTAACTGCCGATGCATTGAAGTTATCATTGAATGGCCTCTTTGGTAAGACGGGCTCAGATGTTTCTTGTTTCTACGATCCTCATGTCTTTTATGCGGTCACAGTAAATGGTCAGCTCCTTATCTCTATGCTTCTGGAGAAGTTGTACTCCAATGGATGTCAAATCCTTCAGGTAAACACGGATGGTGTTACTATATTTCACGATAAGAATATCCGAGGTAAGGTTGAACAGATTTGTAAGGAGTGGGAAGCAGTTACCAAGTTAACACTTGAGTACGCCAACTACAGCAAGATGATTATCCGAGATGTAAACAATTACATTGCTGTGGCTACGGATGGCAAGATAAAGGAAAAAGGTGCCTTTGAAACTAAGAAGGATTGGCACAAGGATAACTCGTATATGGTTGTTCCCTTGGCTGTGCGTGAGTACCTAGTAAACAATGTTCCTGTTGAGAAAACTTTGAGTGAGCACAAGAATATCTTAGATTTCTGTGGTCGATACAAGGCTAGTCCTAACTGGCACGTAGAGTACGCATACCTTGATGGTCTCAGAGAGAAGAGACTAAACTTCGGTAAGATCTATCGCTACATCCCTGTTCATAAGGGTGGCACCTCCTTGAAATTAAATAAGGATGGGCGAGAACACCACCTGTGTGAGGGCTCTATGACTGTACCATTCAATCAAATCATAGATTTCGATTGGAATAATATTAACTTCCCTTTCTTTGTAAACGAATGTCAGAAATTGATCCAGACTATACAGCCATTACAAATGACCCTGCTATAAATTTTGATATGCCAGATTTGCGAATTGATATTCGTGTAATACTTCTGGCGTTAAGGTTTGAGTTACTTCATCAGAAGATTTACTTTGCTCCAAAGTTTCATCTGCAGTACTGCCATGTCATTGTACCATCCCTACGCTACAAGTTTAGTACGTGGTACGATAATGGTTTTATGGTACTTAAGGTTGGGCAGAACACTACACGCCTACCATGTTTCTTGGAGGAGGACATGGTATCTGAGAGGACGATAGATTTGATGTGTGCTGTACTTGAGCACAGACAGATTAACGCTGGAATTCTATAACTTGATTTGTTTCCATACCCTTTGGTATCTTCCATTCACAAGTTCAAGCATAGGGATCTCCTTGACTGTGGGAGTGTACTTTTCTACATTCTTTTTGTGACGCTCTACAATATTTCTGTGGAGCAACTCACAGGCTACAACACCATCAATTAAATCCGTGTTCTCTACCAAATAATTCTTGGCTTCCTCGATAAATTCTAGGAACCATACCTCATCGCTATGCTTATTTAAGTACTCAATTAGGTACGTATTACCTCTCTCAGAGGTGTGGTCATTCTTATAGTATCCGTAGGAGCCATCACTCTTGGAAAAGTTCTTACCTAGGTATATTGGTTTCTTGGCTAGTAGGCCTAGTTTACCTAACTGCTTGTACTTATCCAGTACAACACCACCTCGGTTAATCTCGATCATCGCCACAGCGTTGTTATAATACTCCTGTAGCATAATCATATTGTCTACGATCTGATCAGGATCTGAGTCCCGTTCTGCGTAGTGGGCCACGTACCGATTTAAATCCAAATCCTTGATTACAATTGCCTGCTTAGAACCATCGCCCATATTCTTACTAATGAATGGAATAGGGTCAATCCCTGCGATGTAAGTGTGCCCTGGCTCGGGGCTGTGTAAGAACTTCATCTTACTTTTATTATCGGGCCTTCTTTGAATAATACCTTCTACATCACGATATAAAATGGACGAGTCAATGGCTGGCTTGGATGTCAGGATAATTCTTTCCTGTGTGTTTAGCTTGTCAATGATATGCTTAGGCAAGTTACCCTCTGCACTGAATGAGAATACTTCCTGTATCTCTAAGGGGTACTGCTTGATAAATGAGTTCAAGAATGATTTGTCCTCAATCTTATCCAACTTATCACGAGTCTTCATGATCCACTCAGTCGCTGCCTTCTCATCGCTCCACCCATTAGGACAGAAGTTCAATATCTTACCAGTTTCCTTGCCGTTCTCATCCAACTCTGGTGCCTCCATAATTCCCTTATTGCCGGGAAGAAAGAGGGTTAGAATATTTAAGTTCTCTGCATTGTTCCACAGGTTCATAGCCAACTTCTGACCTACTGATGTCGATTCACCAGCACTACCCCCAATGATGATGGGAGCAATCTTTACGAAGCCCGACTTAACACTTGCCTGTGCAGATTTGTATACCTGATCCGCCTTAGGGTGCAACATACTTTCATCGATGAATACGTGAGCTGCACGATATGCTTCAAAGGCTGTGGGTGTGTCAACTGTTTCCTTAGTTACAATCTGACTATCTAAGCCTGAAATAGAGCCCGTGGTTTGATTCTTTTGCCCTAGGTGAAGGTAACCCTGCTGACGAGTAGAGATAACACCAGGGCGAATGTAATCGTCCAAGTGGTCAAATACGATACGAGTCTTGTTCTTAAATAATTCCTCCAGACGCTGCTTATCTGCTGAGGTAATGAGGGATGTAGAACCAGGACGAGTCAGTGCAATGTAAACAGGAATGATTCCTCCGAATACGAGAGATAGACCTACCTCACGTCTTTTGGTAATAAACAAATCATTATTGGTTCTCTTGGCTTCTTCGTATCCCTCGTAGATCAACTCATCTATATCTCGCCAAATCGGTCTTTTTTTGTAACCTCTGGCGTCTTTTACAGTGGCTTGGGTTAGTGCAAAGTAGTGTGCTCCTGTCAATCCGAAACGACCTGTGTTCCAGTATTCCAATTCCTTACCCCACCATAGATCCTTTTCCTTGGCTGTGGCAGTAGGACTGAGCCCATGTTTGGCCCACCACTCATCATACTCAAACTTACTCTTTTTCATTTCTTACCTGAGACCCGATCCATAAAGGATACGTTGTCTTCTACGACCTCTTCCTGTGGATATGCCTCCATCTTGGCTAACTTAAGACTCTTGTTAATCTTATCGCCTGCTTGCAGTAATTGGAACAAACCCTTTTGGTAAGGGTCGTCAAGGTCTAAGGTCTTATCCTTAACCCCGTCCATTAACTGCTTAGACGCTGAGACTAGCGTAGAATAGAAATCTTTTGCAGGATCGGAATCTTGCAAGCGAAGTCTTTCTATGGCATCGGCCTCAGATAACCTATTTTCTTTTAGGAATTTCGTAATCTTTTCTAAGCTCATTGATTTTCTTTTTCTGTTCTTCAATCTCCTTCTGAGCCTTATTGGCTTCAATAGGATTATTAATAGCGGTGTAGTACTCACACCAAGAAATTAGCTTCTGGAGTTCTTTGATTTCTCCCTCGATTACTTGTTTACTGCTTTTAGCCATGTTATTAAATCAAAATTAGATAAGTCACCCTCTTCGATGAGTTCTCCGAGAGACAAATGAAAACGAACTACATTACCTAGGGTAAATAATTGTTGTTGTGTGGCTGTATTTGTGTAGATACACTCCTCATTCAGCCCCCCTATCAAAGCCAAGCATATTTCTTGCCCCGGGCAATAATTAATAGCGTGTAAGTAACCATCACTAGTAATGCAGTGAGTTAGCATAGGCTGTCTTTCTAAACCACCTACGTGGTATTTATCCGTGGACATACGTACCTTAGCTTTCTCGTGCCCAACTACTTCAGAAGGCTTGAGATTCTTTCGGCTATATGTCCAATAGATTTTCACAACACGCTAAACTTTACTTGATCGTCTTTGTATTCTTCGCTATTGGTCTGAACAAATTCTGAAGCCTCTACGCTCTCAATCAATTTATTTAAATACCACTGAGACTTCTTCAAGTCTTCTACCTTTCCCTTGTTCTCATACCGCCACATATACTTAATGATATTACCCTTGAGGTAACCTTTAAATTGATCCGTGGTCATAGATGACTCAATTGCATCTATGCATTCTACTTGCCCTTGCTTGTAGTGATTGGGGTTAATATTATCTTTAGCCATTTGTAAATTCTTCAGGACTTACAAATATACATTTTTCTTTTGGAACACGAAAGAAATAATCTGTACCCTTTCTGTCGGCTGTATTGATGTAAACCTTTTGTTTGTAATCATTATGGAATATCACACTGGAGTGGCAGATAATGGCAGCATGGGTCTCCTTACAGATAACTACATACCAAAAATTATCCCACTTCTTCTTGCGATCCAGGAAGGAAACGGAATCGAACTGAAAAGTATCCATAGAAGTCCATGGTCTCTTACTCTTCATTTCTACCTCCCAATTGTACTCAATACCATCTTTTTCGGTGACAAGATCTATACCATATATGTCACAATTATTCGAAACATTGTGACACTTACTCTTAAGAAAGGCAGTAAGTAGTTCCCTACCTAGGGCATCATTATCGTTAAAAGATTCTTGGTTGAACTTCATTTTCTTAAATATAAAGCGAGCACCATTCCAATAATGAATGCGCCTGCAATATACCACCAATTAATTATTTCTTTGTTAACTATTTTTCCAGCGACTTTAACTTCATAACGAATTGTATCTCTGTATGTTATGGTGTCTGGCTTCACTGTTACTCCAAAGAAAGTGCCTTTCTTATAGATAATTAATCGCTTAGTTTCGATAAAGGTATCGCACTCAATAATAAATGAGTCCCTATACTCAGGCACTGGAACCCTAGTTTCTTTGATGATAGTATCTCTTACAATTACCGTATCAGTTAACGATAAATACGGATATTTGCGTATCAATCTGTCATATCTCTGCTTCGGAGACCCACACGAAATTACCGTAATGCACATTGCGATAAATATTATTTGTTTCATAGCACAAATATAAACCTATAAGTTTAGTTTAGAGCATAAATTTTTAACCTATAAGTAAAAGGGGCAGCTAATGCCACCCCCTAAACCCTAAAATAAACAAATAAATATGAACAGTGCAAACTTATGCAAAAAATCCTTAAGTGCCAAATTTGTGATAAATAACCAATATAATGTGCAAATTGTGCTATTTTTGACGCATTTAACCATTATAATGTGCAATTATTGTGCAATAATGCGCTTTAAAGCACCCAAAAGGGTATGAAAATGAGCCATATATGACACTTTATATGCGTTCGGGTATAATTTGTAGGATTTATCCATCATTATGTGCATTTACATACACTAATTCGGTAAATTTCCGACATATGTCCAGTTAATTTACTAAAAAACTGGACATTGTCCTCTTGATCTTATCGTATTTTAACGCCACCTGCTTATCGTACTTGATTAAATCCGTTGCCTTGGTGATTGCATTCTCAACTGTGGATCTGTCTCGCTCTATGACTAAACTAATTTCAGAAACCTTCATACCTAACTCAGTCTTACAGGCGAAACAGAATAGGTGACGGGCATACAACTTCTCCTTGATTCTGCATTGTTCATGGATTTGATCTGGAGTCATGCTGAATGCTAGGCATACAGAACGCATGGCGTGTTCCCACTTATCCTTCTGATTTCTTACACTTACTTTGGGGGAGAGAATCTCTTCTCGTAACTTGTCTACTTGCTTTTTGTGGTCGTTTCTTTCTTCGGCCAACTTGGCTTTCAACCTCTTAACTTCTTGTTTGAGGTTGTGTATTACTTGATATTCGTTCATAAGGGTGGCAAAGATAATCTGAGACCCAACGAGAAACAAATTTATTTTTTGGTACTCTTGCCCGAGGCCCCATTACGGGCACGATTCTTCTTGGCACTCTCTAGTACCATCTTACCACTCTTAGTATGGCTTAAATCCTTCCCAGCGGCAGCACGCTTGCCGTAAATCCCTTTCTTTCGGGCCTCAGCATTCAATTCCTCCCTGTACTTAACACGAGATGGCGATGCTTGGTATGCTTTATCGTAAGCATAATCACGACCAGTAGCCTTGTTTGACTTAGGTCTAGTATTCTTTCCAACTATTTTATTTTTTGGCATCTTTGTGTTCTATATATTCTCCAATGAGGAAGGAGATTCCTATTGTAAAGGTGACAAATAATAACCCAAATAGGAATCCTTCTAACATCATCATTTCTTTTTAGCAGTCTTGGCAGATTGTTTAAATGCCTTTGCAGTCGGAGCCCCTTTAGTGCCCGGCTTTCTCATTACTTCTCCGCTGCCTGCAGCGATACGCTTCTTCTTAGCGTTGACATTAGCATATAGTCCGTTTTTCATCCTTGACCTTTATATTTTTTGAGATAATTTTTACTAGTCTTCAAGGAGCTGCTCTTCTTCTTAGAAACAACTCCTGGTCTTTTAATAGATGCCTTTGGCTTCCACTTACTTGCATCTTTGATAACTTTGGCAGCCATTATTACTCTTTAATCTTCTTGACGTAATAGATAGCACCTAGGACACCAGATAGAATACCAATAGTTGCAGCAATTAAAGAAAACACAGGTAGCCAAGCAGTAGCAAAGGAAATAATCGTTGAGCTTCCAGAGATGAAGGTCAATGTATTAGCCGTTGAATCGTTTTGCTGGATCATTTCTTTTTGGTTAAATTCTTCCACATACTTTTAGCAGCAGTCGCCTTACCAATTTGAGTGGCCTTAGCTTTGCTTACTCCTTTTTTCATATAAGATTTTGCAACAGCCTCAGCCATTGGCTTAAATTCCTTGCCCTTCTTTTGCAAATCTTTTCCTGCGACAGCCTTCTTGACAATCTCAGACCTTTGTTTTTTGGTACCGTAAGCCATTAGTTACCGAAAATAAATGGTTTCTTTGCCATTTTCTTGGCAGCGGTCTTCTTAGCAAAGGCAGCACCTTCTTTCTTCTCTACCTTCTTGCCTTCAGACTTTTCATGTTTTTTCATAGCAGATTTAGAAGCGTACTTCTCCATGCCTCCGTACTCAGAAATCTTCGATTTAGCACCGGCTTTTTTTATAGTTTTTTTCATCATGATTATTATTTAATTACACTTCCATCTTCTACGAGCCTGTCTCAATCTTGAATTGGGATCTGAGGCCGCCTTGGGAAAATTTGCCATTTGACCGGCACTACGAGCACAAAATGATTTGCGTCTCTTAGCATCTGCACTACCTGCTTTAACCTTACCAGTTACAGCAGTTTTTAACTTTGAACCTGGGTTCGCCTTACGATACGCAGCAACCCCCTTAGCCGTCATACCTGCTCCACTCTTGGTGGGGAGGTAATTAGCATTCTTACCTTTAGTTGTTTTCGGTATAGTTTTATCCTTCGGCATTCTTATTAGCAAATTTCTCAATGGCTGTAGAGCCGATACAAGTAATTACAACGAACTCAACTGCTTGAATAAGTTCCCCATCAGGTGAAATACTTTGTGGATGAATATTATTGTAAACCATAGTACCGAAAAGCACAAACGCCCCAATAATGCCAATAAATCTCTTATGACTGTACTCATTCTTAACACCTTTGAATATTTCGAAAAACTTCATATATCAAATATACAAAATAAAAACAAAAAAGGCAACCATTTAGGCTGCCTCTTCTGATGTGGGAAATAATAAAATTAATTCAATACTTCCATTGTTGGAGTAGGCTCCTCAGCAGGGATAAACTCGAAAGTATCCAAGTTGATTTGGCCTTTACCATAAGATGATTCGATGGTCTTGAAGAATTCGTTTTGGTCAGCAGCAAGCGTAGCTTTTGCTTCCATTACTCTTCCTTTTACTTCTTCCAAATCAGCGATTTGAAAAGCGATGCGACCCAAATCACCAATGATGGCGTTTGTTTGTTGTTGGAAACCTTTAACGGCTTCTACTTCTTGTTCAGTTAAGTTGATTGACATATTTTCCTAATTAGTACTGCGAATATAGTACAAATATTTAAATATCCAAAAAATTAATTAACAATCTACAACTTTAGCTGCAGTGAAGATAGAAACCAATTTCTCTTTCAACCTAGCGTATCCGAAAGCGAAGATATCAATACCTTCAGCAGAAGACAAATCAGGAACTGTGTTAGTTACTGTGTATTCCTCGGTAACTTCTTCGGTTACGTATTCTTTTACAGTGTACTCTTCTGATACTTCCTCACCTTCTGCGTTGGTGATAGTGCGAGTCTTAACTACATCCTTTTCAACTGGTTGCATCATAGTGCGAGTTTTTACCTCTTCAACTTCTTTAGTCATAGGGATAGACAAGTACTCACCAATTGCTTGGTTACGTGCTTGGTCTCCGCCCATAGGGCCCATAGAAGCGTTAGTAGGAGTAGCGTCAGCTTCGCTCAAGTACAATTGGATACGGAAGTTAGCGTTACCACTCTTAGAGATTTGGTAGTCAGCAATCCGTACATAAGCCTCACTGGTAATACCTTTGTCGGTTCCAATGCTTTTTGTGATTTTCAGTGCCATTTTGTTTTATTTTTTTGTATATACTATTCAAATATAATCAATTTCGTTTTGATTATCAAGTTACTTGTTTTTAAGAAGTTCTATCTCAGCCCTTAAAGCCTCGATCATTGTTTGTTGTTCTTTCATTGCTTCTACCAATAGAGGGATAACTTTGGTGTAAGCCAAGTTCTTATATCCATCTTCTTGAGTAGTAACTGCTTCTGGAAGTACTGCCTCAACATCTTGAGCAATAAGACCTACATCATGTGTTCCTACGTGCTCACCCGAGTTCCAATCAAACTCTACACCACGTAGAGACTTAATCTTATCTACAGGAGTAGTGATAGGAGTGATGTTATCTTTAAGTCTAGAATCTGAAGGCTGAACAATTGGGTAGTCAAAGTTAACAGTGTTTGCACCTCTTGGAATGTAGAACATTCTTGAGTCTGTACTGTTTTCTGCTATACGTCTAAACTCAATGTCTTGCCCTCCTGCATCTCCAGTTAAGCGTATCTTAAGTGCTTTCCAACTAGAATCTGCTTGACCTCTCAATAAGAAGTAGGTTAAAGGATCTTGGTTATAACCTACGTTAGCCTGGACTTCTAGACCCATTCCATTGCCTCCTACAATAGTACACAAGTTACCTTCTTGCTCTACCAATGTTTTCCAAGTACTCCAGTTACCATTCCAACCAGTTCTATAAGTACCTTTTCTAAAGATAGTGCCAATGTTACCTGAGTTTTCTGGGAAGTACATTTGCATCAAAGGACCACCAGCTTCACCGTAAGATAAGGCTACACCATAATCATAAGAAGTAGGTGGTTTATTAGCTCCACTCATTCCTAATACTGCAGATACAATTAACTTACTGCTAACAAAATAAGTGTTCCAGTTGTCACCGTAGATATCTCCGTACTTGGTAAGTTGTGATGCTGATGTAGCACTTCCTGCCGTACTAGCAGATCCTGCGCTATTAGCATAGTTTACAGACTGAGACCCAATATTCAAACTACTAATAGCATACGCCCAAGCAGAAAACGAAGGAGATGTAGCACCCTGATAACTTCTGAACCACAAGTTAGTGTCATAATATGACATACCCAACTGAAATCCATGTCCGTTAGCCGTATTGCTATGGCGTACGTTAATATAGTTAAACCATGTTCCTGTTGGATTACCAGCACCTAAGTAAGATTGATAGAAACCACTGGGAACCGCAGTTGCACTTGGTTCGGAATCTTGAACCAAATTAGGTTCGTTTAACCAACCAGCAGGTTTGCTTGTAACTCCACTCCATGCTACATTGGTAGCAGTTGCTGCATTACCTGAGATACTAGCACTTGATGTAATATAACCACTTGGGTTTGTAGCATTGTACGGAGTAAAGCCTAATGCTGTAGTAACGTTACCTGAGTTAATTCCTGTAATCCATCCACCATAGTTTCCTAGGTCATTTGTAAACTGAGACAAAGCAGTAGGACGAGAACTTACGTTAGTCCATGCAACACTACCAGTTGATTCAGAGTATCTAGACCAGTCAACCTTAACACCATAAGTATTAGATCCATTCCATCCCATTAAGTTTGGATTTACTCCCCAAGTATTACTTCCATTAGAATTATTAACGGGGTAATCAGGAGTATGTACAGATACAGAACCTCCATTTGGTGAAGTTCCAGCAGATGCATCAAATATAGTGTGAAGATTACCATAATTTTTCCACATCAATTGCCCTGCTACAGCCCCATCTGTAACTCCTTTGTAGTTAGTTCTAGTTGTAGAAAAAGTAGTGGCAGAAGCTACAGTTTGAGAACCTATATTAGAAGTTGTAATTAATCCTAAATTAGAAATAAAAGTAGCAGGTGTTTGAAATCTTACATAGTCATCATCAGAACAATATATCTTGGTTATAGCAGAAGAGAATACTCCAGAAGGAGTATTAATCCAACCTGCTTGAATATATCCATTTGCATCAGTTCTAACAATTTTGTTTACTTCATTATTTCTACTACTGTGAACAGCTAATCCTCCTGCTGTAGATGCGTTACTAACAGATTGTGAACCTATGTTACTAGTTGTTATTGCAGTAGATGCTGATTGGTACCCAGCGGATGCATGATTTCCCCAAGAATATGCCGTTGCTCCCTGTGAACCTTGTGTTGCAGTAGCTGCCCAAGAAGAATAGTTTGATGAAGTTAAAACAGAATAACCATTTACAAGTAGATCTCTATTAAAATAGAAGGTATCTCTATCTGTATAAATGTGAGCATAAGAACCATTTGCAGGACCAAAGTTAATATATCCTGCATCCGTAGTAACTCTTACTCCCCAATCACTAGGGGAAGATAAAGTTCCATTGTTTGTAGAGTTGTTAAATCGTATTGCGTTAACTACAGACGTACCAGCAAAGTTTCCATAGTATGCTGTATTATCAGAATCATAAAAGATTGGTGCTCTAAAAGAACCAGCAACAGTATTGTTACCATCCATATCTAATTGCCATCTATTAGCACCAGCAGACCATCCACCAATACGCATTACGTTATCGGCATCTAATCCAAAGTTTACAGCATAATAACCCCCTCTGTGGAATGACATAAATGCTGAGTTTCCTCCTGTAGAAAATACTTGAAGTGTAGCTGAATCTAGTGATCCTAAATAATTTCCTTTATTAGTTCTAAAGTAGAAGTAATTTCCTTCTGTTAATGTAGCTCCAGAAATAGGTACATAAGAACTTAAAGCTGAAGAAGTTAAATATCCTGGACCATTTGAAAGTTGATTTAAATTAGTAAGGTTACCAGAATGCCACATAGTAACCCAACTATTCCAAGAACCTGCAATAGCTGATCTTAGATACAATCTAGTACCGCTCGAATCAAAAAATAATTGTGTATGATAATTTCCTGGGTGTGTATCTATCTGTAAAAGAGCTCCTGAATTATCCGTTATAGTTGGTCTATTACTCCAACCCGATGTTGAACCTCGATATAATCCCGTTGGATTAAATGTATCTACGTTAATTGTATCTCTATTTTGATATAGTGCATCTGTAATTCCATAACCACTAATTGTAGTTGGCTTAGATGATACACTTGCAAATGAAATACCTGTGATATAATTTTGGGAAGTAACCCAAGTTCTTGTTGCTACTGTTTCTCCATTCCAGGTAAATCCTACAGTACCGACTGAAACAGATCCCCAATTTTGATTTCCTTCAATATATCCTATTAATAATGTTTGAGTATTATTAGCTGTTGGTCTCAAGTATACAGCCCCTCTATCACTTTCAAACCCCCAGCCTCTTAGCCAAGTACTTCCACCTGTTCCATTATAAATTACTTTAAGTCCTTCATCTGCATTAATAATTAATGCAGTGGTAGTGCTAGCACCTCTACCAGTAACACTTGCTAATGTATCTGTTTCTGTATAACCTGTAATGTATCCAGCACCATTAGTCAATTGATTATTATTTGTAGGTATAGTAGCTGAGCTATAAGCTAAAGAACCAAGTCCTAAGAAGGTTTTTATAGCAGTATCCCCAAATTTTACAACTTGATTTGTAGTAGGATATATACCAACTATAGAAGAAGGTGTTACTGTATGAACAGTAGCTGCTGTTAAAACAAATTCTCTTGCTGCAATATCCCCACTAGCATCTCTATATGCTATTGTATTAGCAGTAGATGCTGTAGTAGGGTTATTAAATCCTGATATAGATCCTGCTGTACCAGAAATACTTCCAGATGATGTAATATACCCTGCACTAGCGTGGTTACCCCATCCATATGCGGTATTCCAGTTTGCAGATGTTCCATAAGAAGTTGTAGTAATAAGTCCTACAGTCCAGATACCATAACCAATAGCTGTTTGAGTACTGCCATTAGCCATAAATAGTGCTTGGTGTCCTAAGCCAGATTTAGATTGTCCTCCTACGTTTGTATGTGTCCACGCTATACCATAAAGATTTCCAGAAGATGTACCATCAGCAGATAACTTATAAGAGTCCCCCATTGCAAATACACCTTGATATCTATCAGAAGCATAAAGACCTACAACAGATCTACCATAATTTTGATCTAGATATAAATCACCGCTTCCAACTCTCATACCTCCAGCAGTAGTAAAGAAACCATCACTACTTAATAATGCTTTTTGAACATTACCACTATGCCATCTCCAAGCATAACCTTCAGTTCCAAAGAGCATTTCTCCAGAACTTCTATAAACTCCTCCATAACCCCAAATCTCACCTATGCGAGTATTGTAGTTTGTATAAAGATACCCATCTGTTGTTATAGTTCCTGTTGTATTTAGAACAGAAAGTCTTGAGGTTGCATTAGGGTTTAAATAAAAATTACTATCATTTGAATCATAAAAAATAGTACCATAAAAAGCACCACTCTTTTCTATACGTGTACTACCAGTCCATCTATCGTAAATAGGATAATCATTATCTACTCCTACAAATAAGTTAGCTAAATATATTGTATCATCACTAGCATTATAGTCTGTTAAGAATCCTAATCTTGCAGAAGCTGTTCCTGGAGGAAATTTACCTCCTGCGTTTGTACCACTATAATCTACACCATCCATAATACCTACATAGTTTGTCCATGTAGTAGGTACAATGGTGTATCCTAAAGCAATATATTTAAAGGTTCCTCCAGCACTACCATTACTTAACTTAGTACCAGAAGCAATAGAAGGACCATTCCAAGGACTAATCAGAGTAATAGTATTATTAGAATAATTAACAGCTCCAGGATTCCATCTTCCTCCGTACCAGTTTTGAGAATAAGTTTCTGGAGGATAAGCATATCCAAATGAGTTAACATAGTTCCAGAATATAAATGATCTGATGTGTGTAGATACTCCTGCTGTTCCACCATTTTCCCAGTTAGCAGCACTAGTTAAGTAAACAACTGTATCGCCAGGGTTAAGAGTTTGTGCTAACGTAGTAAGTGTATTAGCATAATACATATGAGTAACTGCAGTAATTGTATTACCATCTACATCAAAAAAGTTTAAATAAGCATAATATGCACCTTGTCCATTTGTAGTTCTTGCCCAGAAATCTAAACGATATCTTTTCTCTGGATTAACAGGCATTAACTCATCAGTATTAGGTGCATTAAATCTACCTGTATATCTAAATGATCCACTTGAGAAATACGCTTGACTACCATCAAATGTAAAAGAAGTAAAGTTTGTGTTGTTACCCATCAAACCTGTTCCATTAGTAAGTAAGTTCTCACCCCTAGACCAGATATACTTCTTCATAGTATCTAGACTATAGCCTCCTAAAGCACCTGCGCCCGTAGCATAATTTACACTTAATGAGCTAGCTGTTCCTGTTAATCCTGCTCCTGATCCATTGAATTGAGATGCTGTATGTGTTCCTACAGAAGAAAAGTTTCCATTACCAAACATTGAATGTTTTATACTCCAATTAGATGAATCAACTCCATCTGAAGCATAATAATGTTGTATGGTTCCACTTCCATCCATGTGTCTCAACCACATACTGTCAGAAACAGTATTTCTAAATTGCATTGAAGGATACTGTCCTCTAATATTTATAGCTCCTTGGTTAATCCCAGCATTAGCCCAGTTATTATTTAGTCGAATGTGACTAAGTACTGAAAGTCCATTTGGATCTACATAATAACCATTATCTGCTGAATCGTAAAATATAGGTGCTCTAAAATCTCCAGTTGCTCTACCTGTACCAGTTATATCTAATCTGTAAGAAGCATCTCCGCTACCTCCACCTAGATTTAAATAACCTGCTGCACTAAAGTTAGAGTGTATGTAAGTTCCTCCAGCTGCTCCTCCAGAGCCAAAATTTATCTTACTTCCATAATAATGGTTTATATAAGTGCTATATCCATTAGTAGCATCTAAATGTAAATTACCATTAGTAGTTACAACACTAGCATAAGAACCACTATTGTTTCCATTTCCTCCTATCTGTAAGTAAGCACCCCAAGTTGGATTAGGTCCAAATAATGCACCTCCTCTAACTCTTACTGCTGAGTCTGAGGTAGAAGCAAAATCAGCATAGTAACTAGTATCATTAGAATCGTAGAAAATTGGAGCAACCATATCAACAGCACTCTGTATACCTACATTTGAGTTGATTCTGCTTCCTGACCAGTTAAGGTAATTATTTCCTGCATTAAAGTATATTGCATTACCTACATAAATGTTGGTAGGGCTAATGGTTGCAGGTATACTAGTTAAAGCATAAGTCCCAATGTTACTTGTTGTGATTACGGCATTTCCGCCTACTGTGGTATTGGATAATAAATTAGCCATTTATTTTTTTGTTTAGT